CCACTACTATGTGTCTTATTAATCTTTGTAAGAGGTATACCATCAAAGTTATAACACTCTACTATTGCACCAGCTGCGTGTGACTTACCAGTAGATGATCCTGCGATGCCATTATGATTTCTACCATTAGTGATAAAGTTGATTACTTTATTGTTAGTTCCACTAAATCCAGAGTATGCAATAATCTCATCACCACTACCATCTTCTTCAGTTCCAAGTATTCTAATGTAACCAGGATTGGATGCACTAACAGCAGATCCACCTATAGTATCATGGAATCCATGACTCTCACCAATTTCTATACTTGTTCCAGTTGTGCTTAACGATGCTGCAGTAGCGTTGTTTGCAATCTCAGATACAACACCATCAATCTTAAGATAGTTGAGTGATGATTGCATACCATGATTACTATGGAATACTCTTATCTGATCACTGGTCGCTGATGTAACAAGTGGATTAGTTCTTAACTGTAACACACCACCATTACTCTCAGATAACTCACCATTCTCTAGGATAAGTTTAGAAGGTGCTGCTGTAGATGGGAGTGTAAACTCTGCTCTGTAAATCTTGAACATCAAGTCCTCATACTGAGAAGGAGTCCAAGTAGACGCATTTTGAGACTTGAATAAGACACCGATATATGGTTGCTCAGAGATTTTCTCTCCAACGTGTGCAGCGTCAATAGCGTCATTACCAAGAAGTGAGATGAATACTTTATATTGATTAGAGTCAGATGTTAATACCATTGCATGCTCAGTTCTGTATGGTATGAATACAGGTGCTTTGAATGTAAACGTGGTTGGTTTAGAAGCATCTTGAGATGTAAATACATCTTCTGCTTGCTTAACTACCTTAGAGAATGGCAACACAGTCTGTGTTGGATTACCATTTTCTACAGTTCTAATATCCAATGCTACAGGAATCTCTTCGTCTTTTGTAAAGAAGTATAGGTCAACCTTAGTTAAGAATACACCACCCTCTAACTCAGAATCTTCAATTAAGAATGTTTGTGCTAATGGGTCACACCATCTAGTTTCTTCAGCAGATGTCTCACTAACATTTGTTAATGTTCTAGCATCAAATTGATCTTCTGATGTAACTCGTGCATTTCTTACAGAAATAATAGTTTCCTGTGTAGTCTGTAAAATACCAGATGAACTAAATTCTGCCTCACCATTAGAATCTGATACACCCACTACCTTGCTGTTAGAAGGTGAGTCAGTAAGTCTGAATAGTTTAGTTCCAGTCTTAAACTTCTGATTTCCTGCAACGTTTGGTGCATCAATAAAGAATGAACCTCTAAGATTACCTTTCTTATCAGTAACAAGATCTTTACTAGACACTTTTGCAACTGCACCACTGGTTTCACCAACCAAATAATCATTGATCTTAGGTGAACCATAGTAACTACCTTTGACTTGATCTGCAAGTGACTTAGTATCAATATTGATAAAGGTCAAGTTAGATGTATAGTCAGTGGTTGTGCTGATGTCAGTTCCATCAAGAGGATTAATTTGTATGTTTTCGTTAGGTGCTGCTACTCTTGCCTTAAATCTAAATTTACCATTTCCTTTCTTAACATAAACAGTCTCACCAATCTGGAATGGAATGTTATTAGTTTGTGCATCATTAGATGGGTCTTTTACAACTCCAATGATCTTAGGTGTAATTAACTTAGTGGGTATTGAAATGCCATCAAAGAACGCATAGAACTTAGTTCTTGGTTTTAATTTCTGACAATTAAATTCAATATTTCTAGAACGCATAAACTGAATATGCTCTACTGATACAACCTTACTACCCAATGACTGTTGCTCAATCACAGGAGTAACTCTATATCTAATACCTGTTCTTGTCTGCCTTGTAGTAGTTGTAGTGGTTGTAGTTACAGTTCTAACTCTAGGTTGTCTACCCTTACCCGAACGTCTTCTCCACGATGTAGCAGATCTATTAATATCAGTTCCTGTCCATGTAGTTTTCCATGAGTTCCAGTGTATAGGAGAGAAACCATTCTGGTCTGCATTATACTCCCTTACTGTTGTCATGAAGTTACCTTCAACTGTAGGTCCTTGAACAGGATTAAGTGATTTAGTATCTACCCAGTTATCTGACTCAGGATATAATTCAATGTCACCTGTGTATGTAAAAACGTTAAATGGGTTAACGTTTTCCACAGCTGAAGCATAGGGTTGGTCAATTAAAACAGTAGATGTATATGGAAGTGTTATAACCTCATCTGTTTGTTGCACATTTTGTGATGCTGTGCTGAATTGTAAAGGAACCTGAGTTGTGTAGTGAGATGGTCTCAACTGACCTTCTTCAAAGTCAGTAGATACTCTATAATCAGGATGTAAAGTATCAGCAGTAGCAAGACTTGCGAAGTTATCTACAATAAATCCATTCTTGAATCTGCTAAGACCACTTGTATCTCTGATCTCCATACTTGCAGTTTCGCTTTCAAGCAGTGATAACTGTGTATAATATTCAAGTGTCTTAATTCTATTTTCTAAGTATTGGATATCACGGAATGTGTATCTTCTATAATTTGTCTCTTCAATAGAAACATCATTCTCTACATCATAAACATATGCCTTGTAGGTAATGGTTCCAAGAAGCATTGCATCTTCTATATCCTCTGGAGGTTGAGGTCTAGCACTAGGTGCACCTTTTACAATCTGGAATACACTTTCCTTACTTAGGAATAGTTTATCAATACGAGGTAAGTAATACTGAACACTTAAAGTGGTAGTATCACTGATGCCAGGTAATCCAACTTCATTATTTGTAAATGCTCTATTGTCAAAGTCAAAATACCCTGTGGTATTCAATGTGTATGGAGATGCTTGTGATCCTGCTCCATTAACTTGTTGTGGAACGATTGGACGGAAATCAATAAAGTCTCTTAATTCCTCACTTTCTAATTTTGGAATAATTTTATAATCTTCTGAAGTGTAAGAGTCAACAGTGTATGGATTGATACCACTAGATGTAAAGAATCTATCAAAGATAATAATGATTGGATGAGTTGGTGCTGAGAAACCTGGTTTTCTTATAATTCTAGAATAATCATAGAACTGATCTCTCTGTCCATCATCTAAATCATATGCGTCGGTAATATCGGTAGAACCTAGTGTTATACCAGATGTCTCAATCTTTAATGTAGCATTAGGTGCTGTAATAGTCTCACCATCAGAGAATACATCATCATCTACTGGAATGAAGTAAATCTGATTACCTGTAGTAGATACGATTCTTGCTCTTGATCCAGAAGTATCACCTTCAATCACATCATCCACTGCAAGGTTTCCTATCAAGTTAGTGTATCTAAAATTAGGAATAACTGGATCACCACTATTTTTAGATTCGTAAATTGCTTTGATTTTAAATACATCTGCAACACCAAGAGAGATAGAAGTATCCTCTACTCTTGTTCCAAATCCTGCGGTAACTTGAGTTAGACCACTATTTGCAACGTTGAATACAGAATCATCAACCTTTAGAACTTTCATTCTTTGTGTGGTTTTTGCCTTACCAGATCTATCTGCACTTGTTACAGTTCCAATAACATCAATACTGGTAACACCAGTCAAACCTGTAATTGCAATATCTTCTGTATCTACAGTATCACCACTAATTCCAAATCCATTTGATCCAAAGTATACAATCTTACCATTTGCAAAATTACCAGATCCAGAACCACCTGTGATAACAACTTGGAAGTCATCATTGTTAGCACCATTTACCCACTTAAGACCTACTCCTGCAGTAGCAGTAGCGTTACCACCACTAACACTAATAGGAGTCTTTGAAATTCTAAATCTACCTGATGGGTTTACAGTGTTATTGTTGTTTGTATTTTTTACTGCAGCGTAACCTAAAGGTGTAATAAGTCTCTTCTTATTTGCCTCTTTAATTTCTGGACGACTTCTAACAATAGCACTTGTCAATACACCATTTGAAAGTGTAGTAGAACCTAAACGTGTAATATTAAAACTAAAATTATCAGTAACCGCAGTAACTTTTGCTCTATGTGCTGCACCATTGTTAGAGAACTCTACAATGTCTCCTACTTTCAATTGAGACTTAAAGTTAGACAGTCTGGCAGTGATAGTTGCAGATCCTGCAGAATGACCAGATAGAATAGGACCTGAGCCAGGTAATGCTACGTTAACATCTAATACTGAGTCAGCAGTTCCACCACCAGTAGTAAATTTGTATTGTTTTACATCACCAAAACCAAATGTAGTAACTGTGCTAATAGTAACACCAACTCCTAAAACAGTATTTCCCTCTCCATCATTTAGTGCTTCTCCTGTAGCAAATACTCCGTTAGTATTATACAAGTAGAAGAAGTTTTGAGAACCCGCTGATGCAGATCCTGCTACTGCTACAATGTATCCTGTAGCACCACTATTTGAACCTACAACATAATTACCAGCTGTTTGTGTAGTTCCACTGCTAGTAGTAATTTTGGTATAGAATCCAGTATCAATTAAATTTGCACGATATAATGTATTAGCATCGGTAGGATTTGATGCACCCTCTTCGTAAGCAAAATTAGTAACTCTCGCTTTACCGATTGGTTGACCCGCTGCTGTGCCAGGTGTGACTGTTGCTTCATCATAAAATTCTATTGTTTCATATAAACGAGGTGCTTCAAATAAATTCGTCATAAAGACGTAGTTACCAAAATCAGAGGTGAGCGTTTTGTTCATCTCTGTAGCAAATGTTCTTGGTTTATCAATATCTTTATATGATGTTGACAATCTTTCTGTTCTATAACCCTGAACATATGCACATCCTGAAGACAATTGTATAGAAAGATTATCTTCAGATGGACTTACAAGCGATGATGTTAGTTCTGTAGATCTGTATACACCATTATTGAATCCATCATTTAAGTTTTCTCTAGCATCTAACTTAAATTTCTTGACATAATAGTTACCAGACTCTTCTTTAGTTCTCTGTGCAAGGACATCATTAATAAAACCTAAGTCACTACGTTCTACTTTCTTCTCAATTTTACCAGTATTGGTTCTAAGTAACTCAATAAAGTCAGCAGAGTTAGGTGCTGTAAGTAATTTTTTGACTAAAGTTAGATTAATTTTAAATCTATCTGCACCAGGTGCTGAGAAGTTAGTGCTTCCAATCGCATTATCATATAAACTTGCGTCTTCGTCAGCAGTTATAATTCTTTCTTCTACCTTAAGACCTACTTTATAAGATGGATCAGTGCCATACTGATCTAATATAATAGTCTGCTCAGTTACATTAACAAAATATCCTCTTGTGAAGAAAACTCCTGCTCCAATACTAGCAGTAGAACCTCTAGAGTTAGCAGCAGAGTTAAGTAACTGTGCTATCGGTGTTCCAGATGCAATTGTTGTTGATGCATATGTAATATCACTCTCACAAACAAAAGTTTCTCCTGCAGAGAATGTGCTTGTTACACCATCTTCTGCTTTTTGTAAGTAATTTAGATAAAATGTTATATTATTTCTTGTAGATGTAGTAGAACTAATTGAGAATAGAACACGGGCACGAACACCAGAGGTAGAACCTTTAATAATTTTACCATCTAATGCTGTTCTATAATTTTCTACATCTAAGTTAAGGTAATTGTTCTGAATGATAATACATGGCACATCTTCATTCAGAGTAATGCCACCTGGCACTACCATAGAACCCTCTTTATAAACACCTTGACCAAATGTGTCTATCTGATCTTGCAATAAAGTTTGCAGCGTTGTAAGTTCCCTAGCTTGCACTGGGAAGCCAGGTTTAAATAATACTTTCAGAAACCCTTTACTTTTATCGAAGTCATCG